GCTATCTTAAGTCTATCAGATGGACAAAATCCACCTATAGCTACAGGAGAGGTTCTAGAAAGTACACAAAGACAAAATGTTGTTATTATTAAACTTCTGTCTGGAACTTGGATTGTAGATGATGATTATTTTATTCAATCATCAAACTTATTCAATACTTCTGGATCTAAGATTACAACAATTTCTTCTTTGAGTGATAATCTAGAACCATTTGATGTAAATCAAAATGTTGCATTAATTGAAACTGATTCTCCTCATGGATTGGGAGTAGGTGATATTGTAAATGTTGATATCATACCAGACGATGCAAAAACAAAAACTTACTATGTAAGAAAGAGATTATATCAAACTGTAAAATTCAGAGCACCTGAAGTTAGTACAAAAATTGATTTTACTGGAGTTGGAAGATTCCAAATTCTAAATGGTGGAGCTGATTATACAGAAGGAACATATAACAACATTCCTCTTACTGGTGGATCTGGTGAAGGTGCCACTGCAATAATCACCGTTTCTTCTGCTGGAATTGTATCCTCTGTTGTTCTTCAAGAAGGTGGATCTGGTTATGCAAAAGGAGACATTCTCAGCGTAGATGATGCATCTTTACAAAGATCTGGAGGATCTTTAGGTTTTGCTAGATTAGCAATTTATGTAGATCACGTTGGTGTTTCTGTAGACTCAACTCTCATACCTCTAGCATCTGCTAACAATATCGCAGATGGAGATTTATTAAAGATAGGCGAAGAGATTGTTCAGGTAGGATCTATTGTTGGAAGTAATGTAAACGTTACTAGAGCAGTAGAAAATACAACCGCAGTAGATCATTATAATAATCAACCAGTAACACTTTATAAAGCACAGTATAATTTCACATCAAATTATAGTATTTCTAATGCTGTTGGTGCTGGAACTATAAAATCATATAATCCAGAAACACAAGAAGCTGTCATCATATATGGTTATCTAATAAATCCTCTTTCTGCAGAAAAAGTTCAAACAACTACTAACTTCTTTGATGTAAGCACTCCATCACCAAGATTAGTTAGTGTAAGAGAAGTTGGTGATTTAGAATACAAATTTGAGATTTCAGAAGACAACATATCATTTGTTGTTAACCCACTTATAGAAGTACAAGAATTCTACAGATACATTTTTGACACCTCTCATGTTTCTATGAACGGTGTTAATTTTGATGTAAGTCCTAGTAACCTATTCAATCTAGAAACTGTAGAAAAAATCGAAACATCCACTCAGATCGATCTTAAATTTGGATATGGTCCTAGATTAGAGACAAATGATTATCAAACTAAGATAGGAACAGATTTCACTAACTTCTACTATTTTGATAAAAATGGTGTTGTAAGTTCTGATAATCAGTATCTTAGATTGATTACAGATCCTCTTCAAGGAAGAAAAACTGTTTCTTATGTAACTTCAAATCGATTTGTATATGATTTAAATGCAATCCCACTTTGGGATGGTTCTGGAACTATCACTTATACCACTACTGGTCAATTTGCAGTTGGTTCTATCAATACAGTACAGATCACAAACTCTGGATTTAACTATAAGAAAGTTCCAACTGTTACTGGTGTATCTACATCAAATTCTACCGAAGCTAACGTTTCTGTAATTTACGATAATTTATTGAATAAACTTGATAGTATTGTAATTACAGATCCTGGATCTGGATATTCAAATCCAATAGTAGTAGTAACTGATGGTGATGGTTCTGGTGCTAAATTTGAAGCAACTCAAAATAATGGAGAACTATTTTCTATCGTTATAACTAATCCTGGAGAAGGGTATACTTATCCTCCTAGCATAAAAGTTATTGAAGGAGATGTTCAAGCATATGCAGGTGGTAATGATATTGGAGTTCCAGTAAGTATTTCTATTATTCAAAATGGAGGATCTTTCCATCTAGATGAAACAGTAGCATCTACGTTTACATCGAAGTATACTGCAACACTTAAAGATTTTTCTGGCATATTCAATAGTGGTGAAACTGTTGTTCAGTATGTTGGAACTGAAGAAGTGCTTCGTGCAAAAGTTTCTGAGTTTAGATCTGGATCAAATCTTATCAAACTAGAAAAAATTCAAGGAGTTATCAGAGAAGGTGTTGTAATTACAGGTTTAGTATCAGGAGCAAGTGGCACGGTTACAGGTGTTTTTGTCACAACATTTGATAATTCTATTACAAGCTTCTATGATAATCTAGGTTACTACACTTCAGATAGAGGATTACTTGGAGTATCAAATCAAAAACTCACAGATAGTTTCTTCTATCAAGATTATTCTTATGTCATAAAATCAAAAACTTCTATTGATCAGTGGAGAGAGTTGATTAAATCAACAACTCACCCAGCTGGATTTAAATTATTCGGTCAAGTTGATGTCGAGTCAACTGCTTCTGCAGTAGTACCAGGAACATCACCAGAAAATCTCAACAAAGTTGATCATTTCAGTATTATTCAACTATGGGATCCAGAAAAGAATAAGATTACAGTAGATGATACTAGACTAGTAGTTACTCAAAACATCGAAAAACTTGAAAATTACAGACTTAAGAATGGTATCGGGTCTGCTTCTACATCTGAATTTGATTTCAATAGATATAGAGCATTCCATTTTACTCTTTCTGATCCTTTTGACGGATATTATGACACAGATGGAATACTACAGGGAACAACAACTTTCCAATTGAGGGATGAAAATAATCTTCCTTTCTTCCCACCTAATGCAAAACATTTATTCATAACCTTAGATGGTGTTCTACAAGAACCAGAAGTAGCTTATACTGTTTCTGGTAGTAATATCACATTTGCTCAACCACCATTAGGAGACAATTCGAAACTTACTGGTAATAATTTGTCAGAATTGAGTGCATATGAGGGTGTTGAGTTTTATGGAAGATACTTTAAGTTTAAGTTAGATGAAAGTAATAACAAGTACTTCAAAAAGATAAGAAATATCTTCCAAAGATCTGGAAGATGGTTAGACGCAGCTAATCAAATTGAAAGAAATAAAACGTTTATTATAGAAGAAACTATTGGATATGGTGAAGCAACACAAACTTCTATTGACTGGAGTACAAAATTAAATGATTATACTGAAATCATAAGATATTTACTGGAAGCATATGAGCATGACATTAGATTTGGCGGTAACGTAAAATCATATGACTTAGCTTCTACTCTAATTACAGATGATGAATACTATTATTTTGATCAAAATTTAGCAGAGTCTATTAATCTTATAGAATATGCTACAAACTTAGTAAAACTTGCTATAGTTAATTGGAATAATGTTCAGTATATCGGAACATATACAAGCGAAGATTCTTATATCAATTCGAATATTATAGTAGATCCAAATGATCCAGTTTGTGCTGATGTCACTTCTTCTGTAGATTCACTATTCGCTAATGTAGAAGATGTTTTAAATCAGAATGAAGTAGATAGAACTTTACCCGATTATGTTGATGGAGAAACTAGAGTATTTGAATTGTATTGGGATGATTCTACTGAGGTGATTACTGAAGAAGATGAAGATCTATTCATTTCAATTAATGCTGTATTACAGAGACCAAAATACAACGCAGAATATCCAGGGTCAGATTCTTACTATATTGATAGATCTGTATCACCAAACACAATTGTATTTGATGTTGCTCCTATTTGGGATCAAGATTTTGGTGCCAAAACAATTGGAGAGCCAACTGCAGTTGAAAAAGTAACTGGTATTGGTGTAGGAAATTATAAGAGATTGACTATTGATAAAAATTTAGTAGATGGTGTTAAAACAGGACCATTCTTGATTTTAGATGTCGAAGATGGAAGAGTTCAAAATATAGAAGATGATGAATTTGTATATGTTTTCTTAGATGGTGTTTTACAAAGAAGAGATTATAGCTACACTATTGTAGGTCCAAACATTTATTTCAAGTTCCCTGTTCAGAAAGAAATGAATGTTGATATGCGTCTTCTTTATGGTCAGACTTTAGAGCAGACTTTGAAGCTCTATGATTTCTCGGTTGATACTTACTATGCAAGAGCAAAAGGAACTGTAGATATTACTTCTGGATTGTTAAATTTGTATGCATATGATTGGATGGGCGATTTCAAGCATGAACCCCTACATGGATATCAAATTCTTGATGATGGAACATATAATATACTAGGAGAACTATCTAATATTCGTTATGTTGGTAATCAAATGCAATTTGATGTCTTTGGTTTTGAGTGTGAATTAGATGTAACCAGAGATCTATACTTTGCTGTTAAAGGAAGATACAATTTAAACACTACGGTAACATTCTCTGATTATAGTCTTGTATATGAGAGAGATGATGATGGAAGAATCGTCACAGAAACTTATGAAGTTTGGAGAGGAACTTCTCTATCAAAATCATATAGAAATCCTTTCTTGAGCTTGTCTAATGGTGATCTAATAAAACTTGAAGGTGAAAGTGATTTCAGAAGAGTAAAGCAGTTACCTAGAAAAGCACTTACAAGAGAACAAAGACCAAATAATCAAGTTTCTAACACCCAAGTTGCTTCTGTCAACGTTGGATTGTATAATGGTGTTACTGTAGGAGAAGGATTGAGTGTTGTTGCTATCATGGAAACTGATGGTAACGGAAACTTAACTGGAAGAGTTGATAGACTTGAGTGGAATCAACGCAGTTTCGATCCTATCACACAACCTACTGCATATCAATATTATACTCCACCAGTATTGAATTTCGTTCCTACTAACGGAGATGGAGGTGGTGCTAGAGGTACTGTTCTTGTTAGTGGTGGGCAAGTTGTTAGTGTAGATTTGACTGACAAAGGATCTGGATATACAGAAGCTCCACGTATTGAAGTTGGCAGAAGATATCAAATCTTATCGGAAAGAGAAATTGGCGTTTCATTAATTACAGTTGGTGTCAATCCAGATGCTGAGTCTGTTTCTATGGTAAATATCTCCAATATTACAGATTCTGGAGAGAGTTTCGATTACTTAAAAATTATCAGAGTTTCTACTATTTTAGACAGTGTTAAGAGTACAGAAAAATTCCTAACTGCAGAGATACAGTTAGTTGAAAATTCTGGCGAAAATCTACAGAAAAAACATTTAGAAATAATCAAACCATATGAAACATATGTGGAAGATGTAGTTGATCTAGATATGATTGATGCTATTGATGAATCTCCATATGTCAAATTTATAGAAAAGAATATTCAAAGTGAGAGTATTGTATCAACTAGACCAGTACTCACAACATCAACACAGTATCTACTTCCAAACAATATAATAACAGATCTGAATTATCATTATACTGGTGCATATCTAGATATCGATTTAGACCCTGAGGATAATATTGTTTATGTTGCTGATACTAGTAAGTTCGAACCATTTGGTTACTTACTGATTGGAGATGAAATTGTATTTTACACTAGTAAACTGAGTGATCGTTTCTTAAACGTAGTAAGAGGACAAAATAATACTTCTCCTCAGTTCTGGCCAGCTGGAACATTCTTGCGTCAGATTCCACGTCCAATTACAGTAACATATGCTGGTCTTGTTGGCATCGAATCTACTTCAGATATAACATATCAAAAAGTAGATGTACAAAAAGCAGAAATAGAAGTCTTCTATCAATACCAGATTGTACGAGAAGATAATTTCACTGAAAATACCATTACAGAAATTCTTACTACACCACCTCCATCTGGAATATCCGATGGTTATGCTAATGAAATTTTGATTCAGGATCCTCTAATTCAAAGAGATGATAATTTGGTTGACTTATTAGATCTATATGGTGTCGAACAAAGAGATGGTACAGAAATATTTGTCTTAAATAATTCTTCTCTTGCATATCAGCTTAACTTCCCATATCTACGTGGAAATGTTGGTCCTGGTATTGGAAACTTTAACCAGATTCTTGATGATGGTGTTTGTGATGTATCTAGTATTAGTATTGGAGAGGTAGACACTTACTTCCCAACACTAAGGATTATTGATTTCGAAGAAAGACCACAGTCTAGCTTTACATTCCTAGGTCAGTATTTCAATCTAGCAAATGCTTCTATTCAAAATCCAGTGACTAAGACAACTTCGAATGGAACTATTCCTTCTACTGTTCTGGTAGAAAATACAGTTAATTTCCCTTCGGAAGGATATCTATTTACTAGCAGTGGATCTGTAATTCAATACACTGGAATTACAGCAACTAGCTTTACAGGTTGCACCTTGTTCAGAGGACCCAATTCGATTGCAACAAATGATGATTTGGTCCCATTCTCAATTTCATAAATATCGGTATAAATATAAATAACTCAGGCACAAATTAACGTCGGAAATATAAACCCATGGCTGCTATCATCTCTGATAAATTTAGAATTTTCAACGCGAAGCAATTCCTGACATCTCTCGGAGATGATGTCTTTGACAGTAACGGAAACCTTGTTGTAAATCCAGGCGAAGAAAGATCTAGAATGTATTTCTTCGTTGGAAGACCTCAGCGTTGGGATGCGTATCTAGAAATTTACAGTAAGAGTGCTACCCCTTTCCAAGTTGACGAACAAGTCACAGTAGGTGGTACTTTTATCGCTAAGGTAAGACAAGTTGCAGAAAATGCTCTTATCCTTTATGATGTTTTCCCAAGTACTCAATCAGTTCCTCCAACTGGTTCAACTTTAACTGGATCACTTAGTGGTGCAACAGCTTTGACTGGTGTTTATCGCTATGCAACGGAAGAAATTCCTCCTCTACCTCTAGATAACCTAAAAGAGAAGAAGTCGATTTACGACGAAATTATCGCAGCAAAGCGTATTACAACAACATTTGCAAGACCAGTAATTCGTAGATATAACTGGGATGTTGTTGCTAATCCCAAGTATGACATGTGGAAGCCAGATTATTCCGCAACTCCTGGAACTGGCAGTATTGTAGGAAAAGAGACTGCAACTGGTCAAGAAAATATTGCTAATGCTAAGTTCTATGTAATGAATTCTCAATATGAGGTATTCAAATGCCTCTATAATGGAGAAGACTTGACTGCTGGTGGTGCTAACGCAACAGAGGAACCCATTACAGCTGGAGCAGGTTGGGACGCCGCAACTCAACTTTATACAGAAACTACTGGTGCTGGTTACATCTGGAAATATATGTACACCATCCCAACTGATGATGTTCTTAAGTTCCTGTCCTCAGACTTCATGCCTATTGTACTTCCATCTAATGCAGATAGAATTGCAACTGAAGCTGCTGCAGCTGCTCAACCAGACAGAATTGATGTTGTCTTTATTGAAGATGCAGGTTCAAATCTTCCAGCTAACAGAGGATCTGGAAACCCACTCTATGCAGAACTAAAAGGAGATGGAACTGGTGGTGTTGTAGAAATTTGGACTGATGCTGGTGGATCTATCACCAAAGCAGCAATTGCTCAGAGAGGTCAAAACTATACTTATGTAAATATTGATGTTACCAGTGGCAATCTATTTGACACTGTAGGACTAACTGGAGCAAACACTGGTTATACTGGTAATGCTTCTCTAGAAGCAATTCTACCTCCTCAGGGTGGTCATGGAGCAGACTTTGAGCAAGAGCTTAATGCAAAGCGTGTCATGACAAATATTCGCTTGACATATGCAGAAGGAGATGGAGACTTCCCAGTTGATAACGATTTCCGTAGAATTGGTATTCTAAAGGATCCCGTTGCAGCAGGAACAACCAATCCTCTTCTATCATCTAGCGCAAATGGATTGAAAGCAGTGAAAGTAAGTGGATCTACCGCTGATTATATTCCAGATGAAAGAATTAGTCAGACTGTTGCAGGTGGTACTGCATTTGGAACTGTTGTTTCTTGGACACTAGATGATCCAGAAGCATCCCCAAGAACTGGTGACGGAGTTCTTAAGTATCTTCAAACTGTAGAAACTCATACAGATGATGGTGTCGTAAGAGACTTTAGTGGAGGAAATAACATCACTGGTGTTGATTCGTCTGCACAAGGAACAATTGACACTGGAAATAACGATACCATTTTGGGTGTAACATTTGCAAGTGGTATTGCTGGATCCGAAATTGAAAATAACACTGGTGAGTTTATTTACATCGAGAACCGTCGTCTCATTACTCGCGCCGCAGATCAGATCGAAGATATCAAACTTGTTATCGAATTCTGATTAAAATACATATTATTAAGTCCCCCGAGAGATCGGGGGATTTTTTTTATCTCTACTAAATACTAGAGACTAGATACTAGTATTTGGCGGAGTACGATGCCTCAGAAGACTAACCTTAATGTAAATCCTTATTACGAGGACTTTGACGCGAATAAGAATTATTATAAGATTCTATTCCGTCCTGGGTACTCTATTCAGGGTAGAGAATTAACACAGCTTCAATCGATTCTTCAGAATCAAGTTGAAAGTTTTGGAAAATTTGCTTTCAAACAAGGAGAATTAGTAATTCCTGGTGAGGTTAGTTTAAACACTAGATTAGATTATGTTAAGCTATCTTCTGTTTCAGAAGTTGCCATAAATGATGGGACGGGTATCGTATACAAAAAATATGATATTTCTCAACTAGTAGGAACTCAACTAAGAGGTCTAAGTTCTGGTGTATTTGCTACAGTATTAACAACAGCAAATGCAACAGATTCTTCTTCCGATACTCTATATGTAAATTATTTAAACAGTGGTGACTCTAATACTGAAGAAAAATTCAGACAGGGAGAAACTGTAGAGGTAGTCGATGGAGTCAATACTCCACTAATGGTTGTTGGTACAGATGGTAGCGTTCTACCAACTTCTATTAGAGTGGAAGATCCAGATACAGGAGACATTTCTAACTTAGATAGTCCAGCTACTGGTTACGCTTCTGCTGTTCAAGTAAAGGAAGGCATCTACTTTGTTAATGGATTTTTTGTAAGAAATGACGATCAGTTACTAGTAATCGATTCTTATTATGATCGTCCATCTGCAAAAGTAGGATTTACAATTAAAGAAGATATTATTACACCAGAGCAGGATTCTTCTTTATATGATAATTCTATTGGCAGCTCGAACTTTACTGCTCCTGGAGCTCATAGACTAAAAATTTCTCTAAGTCTAACAAAATTTGGACTGAAAGATATTACTGATAAGAATTTCATTCAGTTAATTACTGTAAGTAAAGGGTCTATTCAGAAAAAAATTACTCCAACGGATTACAATCTTCTAGAGCAAACACTTGCTAGAAGAACATTTGACGAAAGTGGAGATTATGTTGTTGATAATTTCTCTATAGATGTTAGAGAGTATGCACAAAAAGATGGTAACAGAGGTGTGTATGCAGCGGACGATAATGAAAACTATAATGGATTGACTGCTGCAGAAGCATCAAGAAAAATGATTGCTAGCATCGGTCCTGGAAAAGCTTATATTAAAGGATACGAAATTGTTAATAAGGAAACAAAATATCTAGAGTTAAACAAAGCCAGAGAAAGTCTTTCCAGTAACAATATCAATTTAAAATCAAAGGGTCTACCAACATATAATGTATTTAATGTATATGGTAGTGTTCCTTTGAATAAAGAAGGATCTGACTTAACTGCATATCCTTTCGTATATTTAAATTCTGTTTTTAGTGATGGATCCGTAGGTCTCAATAATACAGAGTCTGCTACTTTCTATAAGCAAACTCTTAACAGAAGAGGAGAAGTTTTTGGTGTAAATGATGGAATAAAAACTATTACCATTAATGTAACTAGTGCAACAAATCCTATTGAGTCTATTACAGATGGAACTTTTGAATCTATTTTAGGAACTCTTTATTACATCAAGTCTAGAGGATCAGGTAATGTTCCAAGTTCAACTGGAACTGTAAAAGCTTTATCATATTCTATTGGACCAAGACCACTTATCTCTTCGTCTGGAGATTATATCGAAGTTACAGTTGTTGGTCCAAAAGATGAGCTCGAATTAATTTTTAAAGAGTTTGATTTAGGAGATGCTGGGTTCAGAAGAAAATTATTTACATCTCAAGTTGATGCAAATACAGACGATAATGAGTTTGGTGTTATCGTTGATTATAGTGATACCATTACTCCTGTCGTGGGACGTGTAAAACCAAATAATTTCTTCTTGAAAAAGAGAGGTTCTGGTTTCAATCCAGATACTGATATTGTTCTTTCAAAAGGAAGACTTGGTGATGGAACACCATCTTATAATTCTGTTTATGGATTATCATATTTTGATCCAGAGTTTTATACAAGAATTCTTTTAGAATCTGATCCCAGTGATGGATTTGAAGCAGGCAAATATGTTTTTGGATTGACTAGTGGTGCCTATGGAGTAATTGAAGGTTCTGGAACTGGAGTATACTCAACGAATAATATTTTATTTGTAAAAACTTTATC